GGCCGTCTGAAGGTTTGTGGCGCTTTCGGCTAAGACGCTGAACTTATGGATGACCCTAAGTTCAGATCACAGACTGAAGTTCTCTCGGTTGTCGACAAGGGTCGGCGGCGGGAATGGACGGATTCGGAGAAGGTTCGCATCGTCGAGGATAGTCTTCGCGGCTACCGGCAGTGCGCGGCAACGGCGCGGCGTTATGAGATTTCGCGGGCATTGCTGACACGATGGCGCCGGGAGTTCCGGTCCGGTCACCTTGTCGCCGATGGTCGGCCGAAGTTCATGGCCGTGCAAGTCGCATCTGATGCAGCGAACTCGGCAAACCAGCACCCGTCAGAGATCCCTGCCTCCAGCATCAGCGACCGTGTGGAGATCACTTTGGCCAATGGACGCAAATTGGCCATCGGCGTTACTATTGATCCGATGGCACTGGCCCGCTTGGTGCAGGTTCTGGATCGGGCATGATTGCGTTTCCGGCGGGGGCCAAGGTCTGGATCGCGGGAGGTGCCACGGACATGCGTGGCGGGATGAACAGCTTGGCGTTGAAGGTTCAGCAGGGTCTTGGGCGCGATCCGCACAGCCATGAGGTGTTCTGCTTCCGGGGCCGGAGGGGCGACCTGATCAAGGTGCTTTGGCATGATGGAGTGGGCATGTCGCTCTATCTGAAGCGGTTGGAGGCGGGCAAGTTCATCTGGCCAGCCAGCGAGAACGGGGCCGCCGTGCAGGTCTCGGCGGCGCAGCTTGGCTACGCCCTGCACCAGCGATCACGTGCTATTCCTGCAAGGCTCCCAGCAGGGTCTGGACTTTGCCGCCCGGATGCTGATTGACCCGGGCGATGTGATCGTGACCGAGGACCCAACCTTTCTGGGCGCACTTATCGCGTTTGAACCCAGCCAGCCCCGGTATGCCGTCGTCCCGGTCGATACAGACGGGATGCAGACCGAACATCTCGAAGCAGTCCCCAAGGCAAATCCAAAGGCGCGGATGATCTATACGGTCCCGGATTTCCAGAATCCGACGGGCGTCACCCTGTCGTTTGCCCGCCGCAAGCAGTTGATCGCGCTGGCCAACAGCCACGGCCTGATCGTGCTGGAAGATACCCCCTGTCGCCACATCCGGTTTTCCGGTCAGAACCTGCCCACCCTCCAATCTCTGGATACTGAGGGATGGGTCATTCACCTGGGCAGCTTTTCCAAGGTCCTCGTCCCTGGTCTGCGGATCGGCTGGGCCGCCGCCGCCCCTGCCCTGCTGTCCCGCCTGGGCCTGCTCAGTGTCGCCGCCGACACCCAGACTTCGACACTCCAAATGGCCGCCGCCAGCCTGCTTCTCGACCGCCACGACCTGACCGCCCATATCGCGCCCCTGCAGACCGCTTATGCACGCAAGCAGGAGGCCATTCTCGACGCGATCCGGCAGCATTTCCCGCAAAAGATCACCGTAACCGACCCCGAAGGCCGTCCTTTTATCTGGGCCACGTTCCCGGATTGCTTTGATGCCACCGCCTTCATGCGCGATGTGGCCCTGCTGCAGGCATGCGTGCGAAAGCCAAACCTTTCGGCGAAAGCGACTGGATCAGCGCGCTTGCCTTTCGCAAATCGGCGGCCGAGGTCGTTGCTCGCACCGACCTTCGATCCTTGAGCGATCCAAAGCATCGACACCCCGCTGTCACAGTGGGGCGCTGCCTTGAAACGGGCTCACGGCATGGCCAGTGCAACCGGTTCCGGTGACAGGACTTCGCCTGCGTCAAGCAGCAGGTCTTCCCGAAACTGATCAGCCACTAGCTGCACGCCGACAGGGCTTGACCCTGCATAACCTGTTGCAACCGTCAAACCGGGCAGGCCCATGAAGGGCATGGCGATCATCGGCAGTTGCGCTTCCAGCACGGCGTCGAACGCGGCGGACGAGGCGACGTCAAGGTGATTGATGAAGGGCAATTCTCCCGATACCGGGCACAGGACCAGCGGCCACTCCGCCAGAAATGTCCGCCACAAGCGCGTAAGTCTCGCACGCGCCCTTAGCGTGGACATAAGCCCATGCAGGTCGATGTCCGGGCAGTGGCGCACCAACTGGCTGTAAACGAAATTTGCGTCCGGATCGTTTTCGGCGCGCAGGGCTGCCCCAGCGTCATGCCGGAACTCGGCCATCCACAGGCGCAATTGCATCTCCATTGCCTCGCGCAGCGGCGGCGGTTGAACCTGTTCCACCCGATAACCCGCGTCCCGGAGCTTCGCCGCCGCGGCACGCAGGGCATCGCGGACGGGCTGGGCGACCAGCATGCCATCCGGCGCTTCGACATAAGCAACCACGCGGGGCACGTCAGCACCCTGCAGTGGCATCGCTTGCCACCAAGGATCCCGCGTGTCTCGCGCGGCCATGACGGCCAAGGCAAGTCGCAGATCGGCAACCGACCTGGCCAACGGGCCGGACACCGCCATCAACTGCCCGCCGATCAGCCGATCTCCGGCGGTCGCATTAAAAGCGGCGACGCGACCCAACGAAGGGCGCAGGCCATGTACGCCACAGGCATAGGCCGGGTACCGGATAGATCCGGCAATGTCAGTTCCGTGGCCGATAGCCCCCATGCCGGACGCGACGGCAGTACCGGCACCGCCGGAAGAGCCACCCGGCGTCAGGGTACGGTCTCGCGGATTTGTGGTCCCGCCATGCAGGCTGTTGCGCGTGAACCAGCGCAGCGAAAATGCGGGGGTATTCGTACGGCCAACGACAATCGCGCCTGCTTTGCGCAGGTTTGCCACCACCGGGCTGTCAAATTCCGCGCCAAGGTTTGCCTGGGTGCGCAGACCGTTGGTGGTGGCATATCCCACTTGGTCGACGTTCACCTTTATGGTGACCGCAACACCGGTCAACGGGCCCGGGGTATCACCACGCGCCAAACCGATGTCGGCGGCTTCTGCCGCAGCAAGAGATTGATCATCCATGCGCTGGACGATCGCGTTAAGGGCGGGGTTGACTGCCTCGATCCGCTCCAACACGGACGAGACCGCTTCCTTCACAGAAATCTGTCTTGCGGCAACCATTGGCGCCAGTTCGCTTGCTGTGAGCGTCCATAGTTCGGTCATTTGTTCTTCCTGCAAACAAAGGGATCGGCCATTCGACATAAGTCCCATGGCAAAAGCAGGATGACAGCTATCGAGCGACGATCAAGATGAGAGTCGCACCACAATCTGGATGAGAAGGTTTCTTTGGAGTGCTGTCAGACGAAAGCGAACGCGTATCGGTTTTCGAGCGACGACGGACAGTTAGGCGGTAGGAAGGCCACGCCAACCGGCGAGAGCAACGGCTCAGTTTGTTTTGAAATCCTGTTGGCTGCAAATAACGCGTTCGTGATTGAAGTCATTGTGGATGGACGCGTGAGAAATGATCCGGCCATTTTGCAAGGTCCGCATCCGACGAAACCGGAGCATCGCCCTCTCTCATCTTCGAAAGAGTTGGTACGAATCATCTGCCCTCGTGTTCACCCGATATCGACGAGCCGCCTGGATGGGTTTCCCAAATTCACCCCTCGCGCCTTGGCCACCGCCAGGGCCTCCTCGGTACGGCGGGAGATCGCTTCCCGCGCGGCACGTGCCGCCAGTGCCGTGATGCCAACCGTGAGGTCATTGGCTTCCGGAATGTCCACCGCCAAGAACCGCACACCGCTGTCGCGCAGGGTCATCAGAAAGGCTGCGTTGCGAGACAGGCGTCAAGCCTGATGATGACGGGGATGGCGCCAGTGAGACTGGCCAACTGGACGGCGGCGACCAATTGCGGTCGGTTCGGGTTCTTGCCGCTCCCGACGTCCGTGAAGCGGGCGAGGACCTCGGAGCCCTTGCTTGTGGCAAACGCATCGATCGTTTTCCTACGCGTCTCCAGCCACAAGCCGCTCGCCCCTTGTCGGGCTGTCGACACTCACTCTCAGGCGATGAACTTCGTCGCCACCTCACCGTTTTCGGCCATTCTTGGCCCCTGTTCAAACCAGCCTAACGTTCATTATTCAGTTGTGAACACTGGCCAATGCGCGCTCGGCCCTGTAATATCCTCCCCACCCTGAACACCGGGCAACGCTCGATGCGCTCCGGGGCGAAGCTGAGGGTCATGCGATGTCCTGTTGAAGGATGGGCGTGGCTTGCGGGCTGGACTCTGGATGTGGAATCCACGCTGGATTTCACTGGCTTCCGACTGGACTCCGGAGTCCAGGGTATCCACCCCGGAGTCCATCAGACAAGTGACTGTTATTGCGTGGTTATTTGTGCATTTTGGGGTGGACTCCACGCGGGGTGGCTTCCCAAAAAAATCGCTCTGACGCTGGCGATGCGCCGAGCCTCGCCCCCCAGCATACGTTTTCGGCCCGAAAGGAACCGGAAAACAATGGCTTAGGGTTTTCGTTCAGTCCCGCTCGGTCACCGGATGATCCGAAAAACTGTCGCTGCCCTCGCACCCCGTCAACCGCCTGCCGCTCGCCCTTCGAACCGTCTGGACCCCGATCTGGATTCCGGTCCGGACTCTGGGGTCCACCACGGCATCTATTCGAGGAATGAATGCCGCGTGACCGTTTTGCACACCATTCCGAGCATATCAAATTCATACGCTTCTGGACGGAGATTGTCTTGCCTTCCGATGTACACCAGAAAATTTCCTCACAGGACGATTGTTCTTGACAACCGATTGGCGTTTTCAATGACGAACTGTTGCGACCGTCGGGCCGACGGCACGCGACCGTTCAGCCGCCAGGTGATCACCGCGAGGCCGTATTGCCAGCGCTTGGTTGCCGCGGTGCGCGACAAGCCGAACTGCCAGCAGATCGGCTTCCACGCCATCCCGTCGACACGCGCCCAGACGAGGCGCGCGTCCGCAGGCTCCAGCCAGCGCAGCCACAACATCGCTTCCTCGGCTTGCGTGATGGCCCGTGGGCTCGGCCTTGGCCGCCGCATCTGCGGTTGCTGGCCAACCTTGTCGGCGAAGCTGTAGAGATACTCGGGCCATGCGTTGAAGTAGCCCTGCGGCATCACGCCCGGCATCTGCCGCATCACGCCCGCCGCAAGCTCCAGCCGGTCCTGCACCTGCGTTGTCGTCCAGTCAGCCATGGCGCACCTCCTGCCCAGCAGGGCGCTTGCCGTAGAGTTTCTCGCCCAACTGGCGGACCAGTTCGCGTTCAGGCCAGGTCAGGCGCTGGTCATCGACGGCAACGGCCAGCATGCCTTGTTCCGCCCAGCCTTCCCGCTTGACCTGATCGGGGCTGCGTCGCTGACCGCCATAGCCTTTCGGGGCAAACCGCATGCTGGTCATTGCGCACCCCCGTTCGTTTCCAGCGCCCAGAGCAGCAGCGCGATGGCATCGGCTTCGTTGTCATCGGCAGGGCTGTAGCCCCGTGCACGGGCCGCCGCGATCATCGCCTCCTTCGGCGCATTGCCCTTGCCGGTGGCGTGTTTTTTGATGGTGCCAACCGGCACGCCCTGATAGGGCACGCCGCGCAGTTCTGCCCATGCGGTCAGCGTGGCCATCAGACCCCCGTAAACATGGGCGGCATCGGTGCCCGCATGGCGCCGGACCTCCTCGAACCAGATGGCCGAGATCGGACCGGACAGCCGGTCGATCTCGCTCAGCCAGTTGGTGAAACGCAAGTAACGCATGCCGCCGCCATCGAAGCGGCCGGGGCGGAAACTGGCAGTGCCGCTGGTGATCAGCCCGTCGAAACTCCGAATGGCCCAGCCGGTCGTGGTGCCGAGGTCCAGCGCGAGAATTGTGCGGCCGGTTTCGCACGGCGCAGGCAAGACGGCTCTTGTGCCGATGCCTGTGGTGATCAGAGTCGGGTCAGCCATGGGTGGTCTCCTTTTCGGGTGGGATGGCTCAGGGTAGAAGGCGACGGCGATCATGTTCTTGGCGGAGCGGGTCGCCGTCGTTGGATTGAGGTCAGACCCAAACTTTGGTCCGGGAAGATTGCCCAGGGGTAGGTGGTGACCCTCCCGCGCTTAGCGGGGAGGTCACCTACCCCTTTAGGGGTGCTCAGTGACAAATCTGAAATCTGGCACAACTCACTGAAACTGTTGGCGAAATCCAGATTTGTGTTCAGATTTGGCATGACCCCCAGACAAATCTGGATTTGACCCGTCAACTCTATGAAATCATGCGAAAAATTCCAGATTTCAGATTTCTGGCAGATTTCAGATTTGGCAAAATCTGGCCAGATTTGGCTCCGGATGGTCCAGATTTGGCTCGCCATTTTCGGCTGTCCGGTCATGGATTCTCCCCCTCTGCGTAGACCCAGACGGCTGGATTTTCGACCGGCAGGACGGCCCCGGTCTGGGGGCATTTGTAGTGGCTGGGCAGGGTCCTGACGGTCTGTGGGAAGATCTCGCCGGTATCAGCATCGACGGTTTCGGCATCTGTCCCGAGGACCATGCCCTCAACGCAAAGGTAGCCGTATTTGCTGCGGTCGGAGGCCAACCCAAGATCGCCAGCCGCATCGCCTTTGACGAATTTCACGATGCCCTTGGTGGTCAGCACATTCAGCCGGTCACGGATGCCAGCGGCACCACTGAGCCCCGCCTTGTTCTCGAAGGCCTCCGCGAACTGGGTCATCGTATACATCCGCCCCTTCTCGGCCTCATCCAACAGGATGGTGACAATGACCTCGCCCTTGCGTTCACGCTCGGCATCGTGCTTTGCCCCCGCTTCCGCGCGCACCAGCCGTTCGTTCATCGGGTTGATCTCGACCCATTGGCCGCGCACCTTGTCGATCAGCTTTGACGGCAACGCCGGGCCGTTGCGCAGTTCGATCTCCAGTTTGCGCTCGGACGCGTCCTCGTCGGGGCGATGCAGGATCAGGCCGGAGGTGTAGAAGCCACGCAGTGCACTGGCCCCCGAAAGGGCGAGGATCGGATCGTCCTTCACCTGCAGCTTGCTGAGCTTCTTGGTGTGGTGCGCGAGGATCACACCGCAGTCGGGATTGACGTAGTCGCGCAGCACCTCGACCCGGTCCTTCAGGAAGAACATCATCGCGGTGTTGTCGTTTTCGCCGCCGCCATCCGGTCCTCCGTCGAAGAGGTTGCGGATCGGGTCGATGCAGATGATGTCGACCGGCGCATCAGGGAACGCGGCCTGGATGGCGCGCGCCACCCGCACACTACCGTCGTTGTCGAGCAGCATCTTCAGCTTGGGTGTGGCCACAAAGGTGTCGCGCGCGGCGGCCAGGATCTTGGCGGGCAGCGCGATCTGCTTCATCCGCTCGCGCAGATAGTGGTATTGGATTTCCGCCTGTAGGTAGAACACCCGCAGTGGTCGCGGAGGGGTGAATCCGAGAAACGGCACCCCGGCGGCCATGTGCACGAGCCAGCTGATCAGCAGATCGCTCTTGCCAACCTTGGGGGCACCGCCCAGCACCAGCAGGCCGCCAGGCGTCAGCACGCGGGGCGCGATGATATCCTCGGGCATTGGGCTGACATCATCCAGCAGCGCTCCCAAGGTGAACGCCGGCATCTCATTCGGCGCGGGGGCGGCGCTGTCGAGCCGGTTGAGCGGGGGTCCGTGCTTTTCAACATGGATGGCCCAAAGCCGCTCGGACTCGCGGCGGAGCCGCTCCACGGGCCACTGCGGACGCAGCATGGCGGCGTTGTAGCCGCAGATGCCTTCCCAGCCTTCGTCCTTCGACATCCGGCCCTCATGGACCATGCGGATGAAATGCCCGATCGCGGCACTTGCGCCTTCAAAGCGCGACCAGTCATCCTGCGCACCCTCACGCACGGGCGTGGTCAGCACCTCGCTCATCGCGGGCTTGTCAGGGTGGCTGAAGTCGGGCTGCAGGGAGATGCCCGGCGCGGGCGGCATGTCGGTGACCGCCTCGATGAACTCGCCCAGATCACGTTCCTGCGTGGGGTTCAGTGCCACGATGCGGACCTGCGTTTTCAACCCGTTCTTGTAATGGACTGAACCCGCCACCCGGATTGGCTGGTGGGCGGAGCGGAAGTGCATGTCGCCACCGGCCTTGGCGGCAATATCACCCCGCAGGCGGCACACCCGGCGGATATCATCGCCTTCTGCGGGCTCGCTGAGTTTCCACCAGACATGGCACTTGCGCTGACCCTCGGGCGTGATCCCACCGCTTTCGACCACCATGGTGGGCTGGCCAAGGTGACGCTCGAGATGTGCCCGCTTGGCGGCGATATCACCGTTGTCGATATCGACCACCACGGCCTGCATCTGCAGGATTTCGGCGGCCTTGGCCTGACCGGGTGCTGCAACCGTGCCGGGGATCACATAGACCGCTGCTCCCTCACGCGACGCCCATGTCGCGAAGGTCGCGAGCTTGCCCGGTGCTGTGGTATCGGCGTCGATCCAGATATTATGTGGCCGACCCTCCTTGCCCTGGCCCATGTCGATGAAACTGCGGACCGGGATCAGCCCGTCAGAATAGCCAAAGACCACATCCAGGAATTGGGCGATCTGCTCCGGATCCGGCTCGTCGCCGAACACGTCCACCTGCGAGGGCGCATCGTTAAAATCCCGCCATGGGTTGAAATGGATCAGGTTTTCTTTGGTGGGCTCGGGCGGTGATTGATCATCGCCAAGGTCGGCACTCATGGTGGAAACCTCCGATTTGTCAGGCGTGTCTTTAGGCGGGTCTCTTGGAGCGTCTGTCACACCGCGAGTCCCCAGCAGCGCTCAGCCCAAGGGCAGAAACGGCATTCGAAGAAGTCACGACTGGTCGCGATCCGGGGTAGCAATTCGCCCGCATCGGTGGCTCGCAGGATCCGCACAGCCCGGTCGGACATGCGCTGCGCGAGGGCGGCGTCGAAGGCGACCCGCTCGTGGTGCATCTCGGCCGTGTCCTTGTTGATCGCGGTGAACAGGGCCGGTGCGGCGCTGATGCCGGGCACGCTCGCTTCCATGTAGGCCTGATAAAGTGCTATTTTGGCGGCATAGACCGGCTTGGCGAGGGTGACGCCGTCCTTGACGCACAGCCGCCAGTTCTTGGCATTCATCGTCTTGCATTCCCAAAGTGCGGGAACGGCTAAACCGAGACCTTCCGGCCCCGCGGCGATGATGCCATCGACATGGCCGCGCACCCGGCCACCCGCGACAGAGAAGCCGAACTGGCCACCATCGGGACGATTGCCCTTGCGGGTGTAGAGATCGAACCCGGCACCGCGCAGCCAGGCCACCGCCAGATCCTCGAGCGCATGGCCGATGGCGAAGATGCGCAACAACTGCCCGGAGAATTCCTGACCCTCGTCTTTCGGCGCGTGGGTGAATTCGAACTGCAATGCCCGTTCGCAAGCATGGCCAAGGCGCGAGCCCCCGAGATAGTCGCGCGGGGTGCGGGCGGCATTGTCAGCGGTCAGGGCTGCGTCGACTGCGGCGTTCACCTTGTCGGCGAACTTGGGGCGGGAATTATAGTCCAGCATCAAAACGGCACCTCCGGGGTTTTGGCCTTGGCAATGTCGGCCATGGCTTCACGAAAACCCTCAACGGCTTCCTCGATCACGGCGCGGACTTGGGCCGTCGACAGATCGGCCAGTTGCGTCTGCCAGCCGATCTCGTCCATCAGCAGCGCCAGCCGCTTCATGGTGGCGCTGACGGCCGCGCGTTCCTCGTCGGTCAGGTCAACCATGGCGGAGGATCCCCGCGCCAAGCGCCACCAGTAGCTTTGGCAGGGCATCGAGCAGAACCAGACCGAGGGCCGGCGATGCTTCGACGGCACCGGATCCGACCAGCCGAAGCCACGGGTGGGTTGCAAGCAGACAGCACAGAGCGTTCGACGCGGATGCCAGAGCATTCGGCGCTGACCGGCGGACATTGGGGTGTTGGCTTTCATAGGTCATGCGGCCCTCCGCTGTTCGGGGGCGGCAGCCATGACGAGGGTACGGATCGCCCGCTTGTTGAAGGTGAAGGTCATCAGCGCCGAGGCGTGATAGCGGGTCAGGCCGTAATCCTGCCGATAGGCGGGCGGCAGGTATTGAAGCTGCTTTTCGGTGGCGGCCTGGTTAAGCCAGCCCCTTGTCTTGAAGGCGCTTTCGTCGGTCTCGACCTCGTTCAGCCAATCGTCGGCCTGCGCGAGGCAGACGGTGCGTTCCCCGATGCCCAGCAAACGCGGGTTTTGGCCCTTGGCGCCGCCCACCGCATGCCAGCGGCCTTCGAGGAAGAAAATCCCGCCCCAGGCGTTGAACCCGTTGGCCATCAGCGCATCATCGGCCCCGAACAGGTCAATCTAGGCGAAGCTGGACCGCTTCAACAGATCGATCTCTGTCATGATGAAGCCGCTCAACGCGTCCCGCTCCGCCGCCTCGGCCTCGCCAGCGTCCTCCGCACCAAAAACCTCGCCGCAGAGCGGGCATTCGAAGCAGGCGAGCGGGATGTCGGCCCCGCAACCCGGGCAGACCTTGGTCGGGGCCTCGCCAGTCCCGGTCTTGCCGTCGAGATCGACGTCCTGTTCCAGCGTGCCGTGGATCAGGCTCGAGGTGCCAAAATCCAGCACGATGCAGTCGGTCTTGACGACGCCGGGATGTTCCTCGGGATCGATGGTGCGCAGGCCGCGCCCGATCATCTGGATCATGGTGGATTTGTAGGAACTGGGACGCAGCAGCACGACGCAGGAGGTGGGCGGATGGTCCCAGCCTTCGGTCAGCACCGCCACGTTGACGATGACGCGGATTTTGCCCACGGCGTAGGCGGCGAGAATGGCGCGCCGCTCCTCGCTTGGCAGATCGCCATGGATCAGTGCTGCAGGCACATCGGCGGCGTTGAAGGCCTCCGCCACATGCGCGGCATGGGCAACGGTCGAGCAGAACACGACCGTCTGAAGGTCACCTGCTTTTTCCTTCCAGTGCCGGATGACCTCTTCGGTGACCGGCGCGCGGTCCATGATCGAGGCCACTTCACCCATGTCGAAGTCTGCCAGCGTCTTGCGCACCGTGCGCAGCTTGTCCTGCACGCCGACATCGATGACAAAGGTGCGCGGCGGCACCAGATGGCCTGAGGCGATCAATTCACCCAGACGCACCTGATCGGCGACATTGTCGAAAACCTCGCGCAGACCCTTCTTGTCCCCGCGGTTCGGCGTGGCGGTGACCCCGAAGATGCGGGCATCGGGGTTGGCATTGCGGACATGGTCGATGATGCGGCGGTAGCTGGCGGCGACTGCATGATGCGCCTCGTCGATCACCAGCAGATCGAGCTTCGGCATGGCGGCGAGATTGCCGATCCGCGCCAAGGTCGGAACCATGGCGAAGGTCACCTGACCCGCCCATGACTTGCCGTTGGCATCGACCACCGAGGTGGTCAGGCCCGGATTGACCCGAGCGAACTTGCCCCGGTTCTGATCGGTCAGCTCGTCACGGTGGGCCAGCACGCAGGCCTTGGCGGCGCTGTCGCCGATCACCTCACCGACCACGGCTGCTAAGGCCACGGATTTTCCGAATCCGGTGCTTGCCACACTCAGCGTGTTGCCGTGGGCGTCAAGTGCAGCAAGGCTGCGCTCGACGAAGATTTTCTGACGGGGGCGCAGCCGCATGATCGCCCCCCCTCACTCAGCCCAGCTGGGACGCCCGGAAAAACCGGGTGTCGCAGGGGTTTGCGGAGTCTGCGGTTGCGGCGCGGGTGCTGCGTGGCCGGGGGCCGGGGCGGCGTAGCCCAGCTGCGGAGCGTTCGACACCTGCGGCTGGCCGTAGCCCTGCATCGCGGCTGCCCCGCCAAAACCCATCAGCTGCGCATAATCGCGGTGGCTGGGCGTGACGGCCGCGCGGATCTCGTTCTTGTCCTCGCCGTTGGTGTCGGAGCCGATGTCCATCCGTGCGATGAATTCGATCCCGTCCAACTCGGCAAAGCCACTGATCCGGCGTTTGGCCTGTGCTTGCGCCGAATTGTCCTTGTCATCGATGCCACGCGCCGAGTTGAGGATGCCATTGATCAACCCCCGCCCGGCGTTGCCCCAGTCCGGGCCCTTGGGGCTGTAAAGCCCGATCAACGACCAGATCTTGCGCTTGGCGTAAGGCCCCTCGACCACGGTGTATTCGGCGTCGAGATAGACAGCGCCGGTGGCGCCGCGTTTGGCATAGCCGCCGGTCCAGCCCTGGCTCGGGTCGTCGAAACCACCCGGGCGGATCGTCAGACGCACCTTGGCGAGGGTGACTGTCGCGCACAACCGGCGCATTCCCAGGTTGCGCGATTTCGCTTTAGAGGCCAGCCCTTGCAGGTGCCACAGGAGGGGCAAACGAAGCCATCGGGCCAACGATGCTCCGCCAGATAATGCGAGCACGCTTCCTCGTCGGAAAACCGATCGTCGAACGCTTGGCGGGACATAGGTTTGTCATTTTTCTATCTGGCTGGCATGGGTAGAACAAGACCAGAACATTTCAAGTTGGCAAGCCGCGTCGCACTAAATCATGTGCCGCCGGATCAAAGGGGATAAGCCTTTCCAAGCTGATTGACGCGCCGCGACAATCAACACCCAAAAGACCACTTGCGCGCGACACCCAAAGCCGCAATCCTCAACTCTCTGCGACATATGATCACCATCCAGATTGTCGCGCCACACCTGGATGGCCATCCGATCAAGGAACCCTATGCCAATCGTCAAGACGGCCGGAAAGATCATCTACTTCGCGCATGTGCCAAAATGTGGCGGATCTGCGGTTGAACAGTATCTGCGCGCGCGGTTCGGCTCTGTCGCTTTTCTGAATGAGCATTTCTATGCGCTGCCGATTTCGCGCCACTGGACCCGCAGCTCCGCCCAGCACATACCAGTCGACATTCTGAACCGGCTGTTTCCTGTGGGTTTTTTCGACGCATCGTTTGCGATCGTGCGCCATCCTGTCGAAAGACTGCTCTCGGAGTACCACTATCTGCGCGACCACCTGCGGCGGGTCGACCAGAGTGAGAGTTTTTCGTCTTGGATTGCACATCTTGATGGCGCGGTTGCTGAGAACCCATGGCTGTATGACAACCACCTTCGGCCGATGGTCGACCTGATTCCGGGACATGCGACGGTCTTCCGGCTGGAAAACGGGTTGGATCAAATTGTAGCTTATCTCGATGAGCTGGTTGGCACCTGCGACCATCCGCTTCGCTTCGAGCGTGTTCTTGTGCGCGATCCATCCATCCCTAGGGTGGTGCCAAACCCGGCGGACATTGCCACGATCGAACGCATATACCGGCAGGATTTCGACACATTCGGCTATGCTCGCCAGACGGCGGCAGCCCTAAGTCCTCTGGTGTCCATGCCCGTTGTACCCCGGACCCTTGCTGCGCCAGTGCCCCGCCCAGATCGTAACGCCCTAGCCGCCCAGTTCCGGGCCAGCGGTATCGCATGCTACAAGGACGGAGACATCACTCAGGCCCATGCTTATCTGCGCTTTGCGCTCAATTGCGCACCGGACGATGCCGAAAGCCACGCGCTGATCGCTAATACTGCACTTCGGCTGGGCGCGCTGCATCTGGCCGCCGATCATGCCATCAAGGCGCTAAAGCTGCAGGCCAGCAATCTGGATGCGCTGGTGGCGCTGGCTGGAGCAAGGCTGCGGCTGAAAGATCCCAAGGCGCGAGAAAGCATCGAAGCCTTAGCCTCTTGCGAACAGTTGGGCGATTTCCGTGATCTGCTGCGCATCGCCCTATTGGCCAATGAGGGTGAAGACGAGGCGGCGATGTTCGATCTTGCCCAATATCTGGAGAGCCACCTGCAGGATGTCTCTGCCGGCGAATTGTTGACCGAGACTTTCCGCTCCTTCCGCGACACTGCTGATGATGCGCGGTTCTCCCAGTTTCTTGACGGAATCGGGGTTTTGGCAGATAAAACAGATTGTGCACCACTGGAGAAACCCGCACCAGGACAGAAGGCCTGCGTCGATTTGGTCATTCCTGTCTACAATGCAATCGACGACCTGCAGGCCTGCCTCGCCGCAATCCGTCGCTGGCCGTCAGCGGCGATCGGCCAGATCATATTGGTGGATGATTGCTCCGCGCTCGAAACCGCAGTTTGGCTAGAGGAATACCGTGATCGCCACCCCGATGTGCAGCTGGTCCGAAATGCCGAAAACCTGGGCTTCACCCGCGCCGTGATGGCAGGTGTTGCGCATAGTAGCGCACCATACATGCTGTTTCTGAACAGCGACACCCAAGTGACGGCGCATTGGCTGGACGGAATGTTGCAGGCGATGCAGGCGGGACCGCAGACAGCGCTTGTGGGCCCGCTGTCCAACAATGGCTTTCATCAGACGATCCGACCAGCCCCTGCGATCGGCGCAGCGCCGCTGCCCGAATGGACGCCGGACGAGATAGCGACTTTGGTGCATACCATCACGCAAAAGGTGTTTCCCCGCTTCCCCTTCCTTTCGGGCTTTTGTCTGCTGGTCCACCGTGGTGCCTTCGATCGGGCCGGAGGGTTGGATTGCGAGGCCTTCCCGCATGGTTACTGGGAGGTGCAGGACCTGGGGCTGAAACTGATCGACCTCGGGCTCGACTCGGTGATCGCCGACAATGTCTATGTCCACCACACTGGCGGCGGAAGCATCGGCAACGAGCGGCGGCAGGATCTGACCGCGACGGGTCTTGCCCGGATGTACGAACGCTATTCGGCCCTGCGTGTGCTGATGGCTGAAGTCGTCAGCGCCTCGGATCCGGAGGTCGCCCGGTTCAGGATGGAATGGGGGGCACGCGAACTCATCGCCCAAATCAGCCCGTCGCTGAAATCGCGGATCCCGTCCGACGTGCCGCAGGCCGGACCGGCCGTTGCGAACGCTTGCCGCAAGATGCCACCCGCTTCGGTCGCGGGCCGCGAGGTTTGCCTTTTCGTGATGCATTGCCCGCTTGGGGCACCACTGGACTACACCATCACCTATCTTGAGGAGTTGAAGCGGGCCGGCGTGCTGGTCATCGCCTGCCTCGTGGTGGAGGATCTGTCGATCCCGGTCGCCGATGCCGTCATGGATCTGGTTGATGGAATGGTCCTGCGGGAGAACGGTGGTTACGATTTTGGGGCTTGGGCAGATCTTTTGCGCCGTTTTCCGCAGGCATGGAGCGCAGAGCGGCTTTACTTCGCCAATGACAGCATTCTCGGCCCGTTCCAACCGCTTGGCCCAATGATCGACAGCATCCGAGACCGGAACGCCGGGTTCTTCGCGCTGAGCGAATGCACCAACACATCGCACCATGCCCAGAGCTATTTCTTCGGGTGGAGCCAGCAAAATCTTCAATCTGATGCCTTGCGCATTTTCTGGAATACGGTCCAGAACGAAGAGGATAAAGTGCAGGTTATTTTAAGTTATGAGTATGGGATAGCACCACTCAGCTGCTACCTGCCTGATCCCAGTCAGCATTTCGTGTTCGGGACCGAGACACTGTTTGGTTGCGAACCTTCAATGATGTCTGGTTTCAACCCGACGCACAGTGCATGGCGGCGGATGCTGGATCTTGGATTTCCCTTCGTAAAGACTGACCTGCTGCGCGATGGTGTCCCGCCGATTGACACATCAGGCTGGGAGACAGTCTGCGCTTGCTATGGGGCGGACACGGAGGCCATGATGCGCCATATCGAGGGATCTCGGATCAACCGGCTGCCTTTCCGAAAGCTCGACCAACCTCTGACACTGTCGGACCACGGTTGAGCGGGCCGCTCAACGCACCGCCTTTTCCGGGCAAATACGGCCCTTGAAGCCGTGAATGGATGAAGAACCAAAATGAGAAAACGCATCATCCTACACATAGGGTTGCCAAAGACCGGCAGCTCGGCCCTGCAAGCACTGCTCTCGATAAATGCGCAAGCGCTTCACCGTATTGGCATTTC